CACCGCCAGACGCATTCGCATAGTTGTACCCACGATAAACCACACGGCGGGTAGAACCGGATACCCAATATTTATCCGCGTAATATGTCGATGAGGAACCGTTTACCGTTCCGACCGGAACGACATCCATATACTTGCCATGATAAACCCCGGTTATCCACCAGTCGCTGTTCTTCATACCCTGAACCATACGGATACTGCCGTCCGGCATCCATATACGCCACTTGTACAGGTTCCCGGTATCATTGGGGACATCAACCCCGTCCATCATGTCATATTTGTTCCCGTAAATATCCTCGTATCCCAGACAGCAGATGTTATTTACCTGGATCACCTTCGCCTTGCCGTATTCGTCCTGCACCTTATACCAGGCAAACTGGTGCACAAGGCCTTCTATCATGGAGTTGGTTATCTTGTTGTCTATTTCATAAGCCTCGTCATAACCGATGGTATCCTGCATACCATATCCGGCAGTCCCTCCTGTAACACGCACATTCGTATGCTGTCCGGTACCGCACTGTTCCTGGCTGTCCCTACGCCCGTAACGGGCATAGAAAAGATTGGCAATACGGGAATGCATCAAGGCATCAATCTGCTGCATCCCTCTCTGCTGACTGTAATAATGGAAATCATTCCAGTTCAGGCTGGCCGCCGTTGAACCTCCGGTTATGCAGGCGCGCAACTTGCTGCCTACTACGGAACTGCCCACCACAGCGCAAAGATGCTCATCATTCGGGACCCAGTCCGGTTCCATATCCTCTATCTTATCGCTTTTGCCCAATACAACACAGTCAAATTCTGCCGTGTTCAATATAGAAAAATAAAGGAACTCCGCATCCGCAGGAACCTCGGAAATGAGATACATCCCAGCTTCAAAGCGGCAGCTCAAAGTAGGAACGACAACGGAACCGACAACAGCCCCGGATTTGTCAACGAAAACGGAACCTACCATGCTGGTTCCGGGAACACTCGGGAAACGCACGCGCTTATATCCCAAAACGGAAACCCTGCACACGGAATAATTGTTGTCGGAACTGTAGGAAGCCTCAAGGCTCGGTTTTCCTGTCATAATCTTGACTTTTTCCTGATACCCTCCGGATGTTCCCTTTATATCCTCAAGAGACATGACAGTGGCATCAGGAACAGACGGCATCTCATCCGGACCGTTGGAACTGTAGCAACTGTAATGTTTCCCGACCAGATAGTCATTGATTCCCTTACTCCAGAAAAACGGCTCGTACATCATCCACTCTCCCTCGCTTCCGTCCAGTTTAGCCACGGTACAGTCATTCATGGATTCCGCATCGGCATAATAGTTGGAATTTCCGTCATGCAGCGGATAACAGGTCATTTCCCCGTCCGTGTTGTTCACGTCAACCTCCTGCCCGGCAATGGTTTCCTTGCGGCTTGTAGGCTTCTTCGTCAGCTTGGCAAGCACCCGGTGGCGTCTGCTGAATATGACCGAAAGATGGGCACTCGGAACATAGGCATTTCCGTACTTATAGCCCGTTTCATTGTCCGGATTGGATATGTTCGCATCATCCGACACGTTGTCATCGAACTCTATCATAGTGTATTCGGGCTGGCGGATATTCAGTTCGTCAAAACGGGTGGCGTATCTTTCGTATATTTCTTCTTCCAGATACTTCGTCAGGCGGTATGTCCCTACGAGCTTGCAACGGTTGTTTGTCGTGTTTCCGGAAGCGTCTATACCTCCAAGCCCTGCATCGTACCACTTCTTCAGGTCGCTGCCGTCGCCTTCGAGTTCCAGACCCGTTATACGGACATACTTCAGGGAGCCTTTCAGGGCGAACAGTTCGTCAAAAGCCTTCTTCCCGTCAATAAGGGCACAGTTCTCCACCCACAGACCGGTCAGGTTCCTCTTGCCGTCAAAAACGATGCTGTCCCAGCTGATATACTGCATGGAACGCAGGACGAGCGTCTGGAAGTTCTCTGGCAAATGCAGACGGTTCAACGCGGCTCCCTCCGCAAATGCGATAGTGGCAAGTTTCGTGCAGCCGGAAGCGTTGACCTCTTCCAGACGGTTGCACCCGGAAACATCCAGGGAAGGAAGGTTCACATAGTTCACGACCTCAAGTCTGCGCATCATGGGCAGTTTCGTTCCAAGAACCAGTTCGGTAAGCGCATAGGTCTTGGCACTGCTACCCAAAACAAGTTCTTCCAGAACCGGAAGTGTCGGAAGGCTCATATCCGTAAAGCCGCCCCAGCCGGACAGGTCCAGCTTCTTCATCCATTCACCGCCGAAAAGATGGAAAATGGTTCCGATATTGGCGGTCTGACCATAAGTATAGCTCCACTCCATATCTTTCTTTACGGCATCATGGACCATCGTGTCCCCTTCGCGTCTGAACTCGAAATAGAAATCGCGTGCCGGAATTGCCTTGACCGTAGCACCGGCCGCACTGTTTCCCTTGAACGATATGTCGGTGGAAGTATATTGCCCGGTGCTGTACTTCGCGTCAAAAAGTCCCATGCGGTTCGTTACCCACCAATGGCGGTGCGCCTTACGGTTTCCCTGCATGGCCTCAAGGTACGAATATTTCACAAGAGACACCTCCCCGTCCTTGTTTACCTCCACACCTATGGTTTTCGGTTCGACATATTTGTTCTGTGCGTCAAGATTATAGATACGCTCACAAAACTTGGAGGACTGTTCCGTGTCGAACATGTTGAAAATGGTGCTGTTGGTCATACGTTCCCGGATACGGCGGTAAGCTGCCTGCAACTCGTCCGGAAACTGCTCACGCAGGTTCTTCCAAAGTACGCTGTCATGACCGGCATAGGCATATACCGTCTTGTCATCCGTTGACAGTTCCGGATCTATGGTGTTCTCGTCAATGTCCCAGCCGTACTTCAGACGCCCGTCATTGCGCACGCCGAGGATAGTATCGCAGTCGTAAAAAATCATGTAGGCAAGCATCTTGTCCTTCTCCGGGTCATACCAGAAAGCCATCATCATGTTCTTCACGCGCTGGTCCACACAGCCCATTATTTCCGTGAACATGTAATAGTCGCACAGGTAGTCCACATCGAACCAGTCTGCGAGCTCCGACTTGAACCTGGCACCGTCCTCTTTCGTGCTCTTGACCCATTTTACAAGCGGCTCAAGGTATTTCGGCTTTCTGGTTCCTGCCTCGTATTCCCCGTTGATGTCGTCATCGTCCGGAAATCTTGCCTCGAACACCTTCAGCCAGTTCGGTTTGCCGTCCTCCCCTTTCGTGTCGAAATCGTCATCAAGGAACATACCCATAGGATAGTCGTTGTTCAGGAACTCCCAGCACTCGGTCGGATTCGCCCCTCCGAACTTGTCCGTAACCCATGCCTGGTCATGATAGCCCGGTATGTCCAGAAAACCGAACACGTCCTCCGTACTCTTGTCGTTGTTGAAGTTGAACTTGCCCAGAAACTGCGGAGTCTCGTCCAAAGTACCGCGATAGAACAGGTAGCATGGCTCGCCGTCAATCGTGGTGCGGACATCATACTGGTATTCTTCCGAAACGTGCCGCTGCGCCGGTGTCAGTTCCCCGGCTTCCGTCAGTACATTCTGCACCAGTCTTGCCATACCGGTATTATGTGAGGACGAGGATTCGGCAAAATCGGCCTTCAGACAGAAACAGTCAACAGGAGCGGCCTGTTTCTGACCTCCTCCAGCCGGACGGAAGGAATACTTCGCCTTTTCCTGCAAAGCCCCGCCGACACCCTGTTCGTTGCATCCCAGATAAAGCTGCCCCTCCACCTTGGAAGCGTTCTTCATATAGATGCGGTAGTTCTTTATCGGATATGCGAGGGAGGATGTACCCTGCAACCGGATGCAGCCGCCGACCAGTTTGAAATTCAATCCCTGTTTACCTTTCACGACACAGAGCATCTCGTCCACGTCATACTTCGGATCCTTGTCGTTATTGACAGCCGCCTGCAGGACGGTAGGGACTCCATTGTCCTCACGGCCTGTTATGATAATATAGCGCATACCGTCCGGCACGCTGTCAACCGTCACGTTCCCGTTCTCGTCTATCACGTTGTTGCTTTCATATAATCCCATCATGCCGTCCGCAGAGTCCTGGTCAACCATATAGCAGTCCAGCACCTGCGAGTCGCTCAGATAGCCGGTATATGCCCTAAGAAGATACACGTCCAGCGTGGCGCCTTCAGCCCCCATTTCTATATAGGCCGGGGAAGCCTGATAGATGCTGTCGGATGTGCTGCGCTGCACGGAACCGGACATGATGCCGTTGATATACAGATAGACCATTTCCGTGTTCAGCTTCTCGTATTCGGAAGAGCCGTCCGTACTTTTCGGAAAACTGACGAAAGCGACCTCGTACGTCTCGCCCGCCGCCATCTTCATCGAGAGTGTACTGTTTCCCCTCGTGGTCATGCGGGCTTCCTGCGAGGTGACGACAAAACCGGTGCCGTCAGAATCCACACAACGGATAAGCTCGGCCTCTTCATCCACAACCTCGGAAACCCTGTATTTCACGACAAAGGCAAAGGCATTCGTCACGTTCTGGTCAGGCTGCTGCAAGGGACGGTACTGTACTGTAGCGTGTGCCCGGTCATTCATGCGTAAGGATTCACCCGTCCAGCCGTCACCGCCCCATTTGAAACCTTCGAACACAGTTTGAATGCCGTTATAACTCCATTCTTCGCGGTTCACGTCGCTGTTGCTTCTCCCCTGTGCGGAAAGTTTAAGCACCATCCCGTCCGTCGGTTCGGATATGTTCAAATCGCTCTTCTCCGCCAGAATACGGAACGGGTATTCTGACCGGCCGCATACAAGCCGGCACTCTTCCGCACCATAATTTTCCGCACGCAAGACAAGATTCTGCGTGACAAATGCCACTTTCGAGGAAGAGGCGAGCCTGCCTCCGACATACACATCAACCTGAGTGGGTGTCTCCCTCGGATTGTAGGCCGTATAGATAAGCGTATAATTGTCAAACTGGCGGGTCTGTATGTAAGGGACATTCCCGCTCTCGATGACAGTCCCGTCTGCATAGTCGAAACGGGAAGCGAATACCGGAGATGTATTCCCCGCTTCCCGGATACCTATCCCGAAATAGATGCTGTTCGATTTGATGACCGCTTCGTCGGCAAGTTCCAGTTCCACCACCAGCTGGACGGAATGGGTACCATGTCCCATTCCCGAAGTGTCTATACTGAAAGAGCCGTTGGCCGTTGAGGTGGTGATGCTGCGGTCTTCCGTGTCCTCGCCGTCCACATAACAGCGCAAAGTCTTGTTGCCCGCGCCGGTAAGGGCGTATGGTACAGTCACGCGCTGTCCTTTGTTTATGGCCGTCGCAATATTGAAGGAACTGGTCAGGGTAAGCTGCACCACATTGATGCTCCAGGTAATCTGAGACACCTGCATCTCAGCCCCCTCGCCCACTTCCACGCGTACACGCACGGTATTCGTACCTATGCCCATGTAGGACGTAACATCAACCGTGTTCGTGCTACCTGCGGACACATTGCCTGTAAGCGTGCTGGTATTGGCCCCCTGGGTTATCGTGACAGTGACACGTCCGGGATTACCGGTACTTTCGCCGGTCGTGGTGTCTATCTGGTCGTACTTATATACCAGCTCCACCTTGTCCCCCTTCTTGACGGTACGGTTCGGGGTAATACGGGTGAGAACCACTTTGGTTGCCGATACCGAACCGCCGCCACCGCCACCCGTAAACTGGTCCGTGGTGCTGATGACATCACCCTGTTCGTTCAGCAGGGAAACGGAATACACCTTGTCATCTCCCTCTCCTATCTCGTTCAGTTGAAGAGCCGTACCGTATGTACTTCCGAACTTTTTCAATTCCGCAGCCACACCTTTGCCGCTGACAGGGTTTGTGGAGTTCTCGTTTACAGCCTGGTCAACCTCCAGAACAGGAATATCCAGACTGACCTCACCCTGTTCATTCGGGGTCAAGTCCTCTGAAGCTGTCCCCTTGGTAATTCTGATTCTTTTAATCGCATCACCGCCACCGAAACGCTTCCACGCAGACGGTTCCAGCCAGTTGCCCGTATCGGTAGCCTCAAAACGGTAATCCTCCCACTTGCCCGCAGAAACCTCGAATGTGATAATCATTCCCGGTTTATCCTCTTCCGCAATATCCGAATCTGCAAGGGCTGCAACGGCAGTTTCTTTTGTATAGTAACCGCTACCGAGAGGATGCAGTTTCGTTATGTTATAAAAACCGCTGCCGGAACCGCCGCCACCTGATTTTACCAGTGTATTATCATCGGCTCGCCACACATAAGTAACCCCTTCACATATATAAATCTTGTCTTTCAGAATTTCGCTACGGGTTTCATCCAAATACATGTCTGCAGTATTCCAGTCATTATAGAATACGGCAGTGGTCATGCTGCCGACAAGGTACGCAAACAAATTCCGGCTTTTGACAAACACAACGGTACCGTCATTCCCCATATAACTTGCCTGGGTTATCTGTGCATCATTCACAAAACGGCCAAATCCGGCTGTGGCACCTTTCAATGCCATACCATACCGACCGGATACTTTTTCTGCTGCTGAAGCTGCCTCATTCGCCCTGGCTGCAGACTCATTGGCGGTAGATGCAGCCGAATTCGCAGCATTCTTCGCATCTTCGGCTGAAGCAGCTGCCGAATCTGCCTTGACTGCGGATGCTTCAGCTTTGGCCGCTGCATCTGTTGCCGGTTTCTGGAGCAGGATTATAGGCACAGACACAAGTTTGTCCGATTTCATTCCCGGAAGCGAATTCACTCCTGAAAGGGAGGAAACAGTTTCCAGGTCTTCCACACCTTGCGACTGTTCTGCAATCGCATCCATTATCTGTTTTAAATCTTCTTCTGATACTGCCATATTATTTATTTTTATATTGACTGTACGGTTTCCGTATTTTTATATATTCAAAATTGTTCTGGTTAGAATAAGCCTCACATTCAAAAGTAATCGTCCTGTATGCTTCCTTAAAGTTTCCGCGTGTCTTAAACAGGCGGTAAAGCCATTCTGACACATACAAAAGATAAAAGGGGAAGTAAAGGAGTTCTTTCATCTGGGACGTATGTATGGCTTCATGATTAAAGTCCAAGTCTGACATCACACTGTCAGAACGCACAAAAAGCACTCCGAATAGATTAATACATTTAAACCCCTTGAACGGGATAAGCCTGTTACGGATTACTTTCATCACAACCTCCTTTCATTTGTCTGCGCAAACCGTCTATAAAACCAGGCACACACAGACTCTCCGCAACACATACTATGATTTTCATTTCATCATCACTGTATTCAAGAATACCGTCACTATGGTATATCTTCATAGCAAGTGCATGTGCACGAATTCCATTAGCATTCCTGTAAATCAGATCTGCAAAACCCTCACGGACATCACCGGTCGTATAAGACCTTCCTCCTATACCGTCAGGTATGGTAAAATGTTTAAAATTAATTCTCATAATTATCAATATTATATCTGTATCCATAACTTCGTCCACGATCCGTCCAATAAAGATTGTGACATGAATTACCTATCAGTACCCAATGGAGACCGTCTGATGTTACCTCACCTGTATTGGGGTCTCTGACATACATGTTTTGTAATATCAGCTCAACCACGCCGGCATCTATTGTCAGTTCTTCGGCCTTGTACTCCATTCCGGTACGACTTTGAACGAACAGACCACTCACTATCCCGCTGCCATTCTCTGTCTTTATAACCGTCGGGTCATGCGGTGTTCTGGTTTTTAAAAAATAGGAATCCATAATCAGAACCCTCGCCCCCTCATAGGATTCAGAAACAGGAAGTATCACAGTACAAAAAGTCGCATCAACAAACAGATTTGTCCTTAACTTAAACCTTCCACCCCCTGTAATGGAAGAACCTCCCAAATACTCGGCGTCACTTGACTCTATCGGTTTGAATACCGAATAAAGGTATCCTTTCAATTTGGCATTGTTCGTTTCAATACTGCCATCCTGAAGAATCTTGAAATTTTCATTTGCCGTTACAAGGCCCTCAAGTTTTATCTGATCAGCACTGATTGTTATTCCGGATATAAGTTTTCCAAAATCATCCTTAGCTACATAAGCAGACAGGGCAGCCTCCTTAACCAGCCCTGTATCTGTCACAGCCTTGGCGAATAGACCGGAAAATGCCTCAACATGTACCACATCTTCAGATAAATTCCCGACAAGCCTGTCCACATAGTCCTTACCGGTAACAGTTCCATCCGCAAGCATACCATCAAAGTCTATGGTTGTCACTATTCCAGCCATATTCTTTAATTTCCCGTTATCATCAAAATATCGGGACATCATCCTGTTATATTTGGCTGTCGTGACAATATCAGAGGTTTCTATAACCTTACCATCCTTATCAAAATTGGCAGCAGCTATCTTTATCAATTTATCAGACTGCTCAAAGAAGGTCTTGTATTTATAGGCCAAGACATCAGCACGGTCAGTGGAAAATACCAGAAGGGATATTTGGATGATTCCGGTAAAGGAGAGCTTGAAATCCCCTGTACCGTTCCAAAGCCCTTCCAGATTGAAAACTTTCTCCCCACCGGATACCGGGAGTTCCCCGTCGTATGTGAACATGTTGAAGTTCTCGAATCCGGACTTGTCCGCATCCACAAAATCGATACGGAGACGTCCGGCCTGGACCACCTTGTATCTGAAGGAAAGATAAACAACTCCGGGAACACGCAGACCTTCGCTGTTTGTCTCCTTGTAATCGGGTATCATGCGGAAATCCTCATTACGCTGCATGATATAACTGCCACGGATATACACGTATGGCTTCTTTCCGTCATTCCGTACCTCCACGTTCCCATCATGCTTGGAAGAAAGCGGGCCTCCGTTTGCCCAAACCCACTTGCCGCCGAATGTCAGGAAAGTGGCCTTATGTTCCGTAACCCATTTTTCCATGCCCTCAGCAAACGAGGTGTTGTCGAAATAGCTCTGCTCCTCCCGGACTTCATTACGCAAGCCTTCCACCGCAGAGGTTATCTTGCCCTCCGTTATGGAGAAACGTGTCAGTATATCCTCACCGGTCATCAGAACAAACGTGCCCTTCAGAAACACGTTGTCCGAATAAAGACCATACCCTTTAGGCTGCAGGGATGCCGGGAACTTGCTGTCCTTTATCCCGTCAAGGCTTCCAAGCCGTGCACGAAGGCATCCGTTGAAGTTCTTGGCACTCACTCCGTCCAGAATATCCAGACGGGGCTGGCCGTCCTCGGTAGCGGATATGGATATAAGATTCTGGCGCAGCTTGTTTTCCGTATTTCCCATCAATACGCAGTCATCGCCCGCTTTCGGAACAACACCAGCATATTCACTGACAGGTACCGTAACACCACCGGCATCGGAAGAAGCCACTTCCACCCAGTAGGACAATACCGCACCACCGGAACGGTAGGCGCACCGCATGAGGTCATGAGCCACAAACATGTTTTCCTGCTCGAATGTAATCCTGTAGTCGTTACTCTGACGGACCACATCCTTTATCTTTCCATTGGCCGCCGATACGACAAGCTGCCCGCCTACGCTTCTGACTTTCTCGATAAGCAGTTCCAGGGCCACAAGGGACTGCCTGATGGTAGCCTTGTCTATGGTAAGGTTTGTCAGTCCAGTAATCCTGTCTATCCACAACTGGAGTCCTTCCCCTGTCATTCCGTCAACGAATTTCGTGGACCTGACCAAATCCCGGATAACAGCGGTAAGGAATTCCGCATTGCCTTCTTCGTCCACCGAACCGCCGGATTCCCCGGACTTGAACGTGCCCAGGTCGATTCCCTTCAGAAAGGTTATCTTTTCCTTTGCCGTATCCTGGTGCTGCTTGCTGATAGATTCCTTTAGTGCTCTACGGGCTGAAAACACATTGCTGTCAGTCGGATAGGTATTGTCCCAACTCCGTATTACATCAGGGAAATTGCCCACAGCAACCTTCGTATAGTTCTTTACGCCGGTAATACTGTCCTCCATCTTCTCCATCGTTCCCACAGAAACGGCATCGCTTATTTCCAGATCCATCTGCGAAGGAAGGGTTACCTTACGGGTTATTTTCGTAATGCGACTGCTGCGGTAGCCTGACTCCGGGAAAAACTCCGGACTTTCAAGACGGACACGAAGGCCGATTGAAAAAGCAAGGTCATGATCCTCCACATAGACATGATCTGTCGGGCATTTATATACGGACGTGTCTATGCCATGTTTCCTGTTATATTCAGAAACGGCCTGTTCATATTCCTGCTCGGCCAGGGCATAATATTCATCCGGCATGCGTATGTTCCAAAGGATATAATGGTCTCCAGGCTTCGGAACCAACAGACCACCCGGGACCTGCGTATCATCTGAATAAGGCCATGTGGTAATAATCTCGAACTCACGTGTACGGCTGTCGTAATTGACCTCGAAGTCACGTCCGTCAAGTTCGCCGTCCTGGAATGAAACCGTCTTGGTCTTTCCGGGAAGCTCATAATCGTTCGGATCAAAGGTTTGCGTATTGTCCGTAAAGTAATAGATTGTATAAGGTTTCCCATTCTCATCCTTTACCTCACGGCTGCGTACCGAACTGACCGTACCGGTACGGCGGGGAAATATCTTCTCAAATGCGGCACTCTCATAATGGTGTATAATGCCGTATTTGTCCGTGTTTATATCGACATATTTCTTTCCGGAAGGAAGCTGCAGGCGGCTGTGCCCGTATTTGTCCGGATCAATGTTCCGGGTGCTCCCCAAAGGGAAAAGACGGGTATAAAACTTCACATTGTCAGCCGTGCCCCTTTCCAGTCCGGTAATTCCGCGGCCATAGGCCAGGGTAAGCTCCTCGCCGTGCTCGCAACGGCAGACATTGACAGTAGTGCCTTCAATCCAGTATTCCGTCTCTGCAAGTTCCGCAACCTTTTTCAACCCCTCGTCGCAATAGGTTCCCTCATAATCCACCACAAGGTTTTCTGTCGCGACCACCGTACCGACCTTCCAGTCCGACGTACCCATGCCGTCATTGATGGCACGCACGATAAGTGCCACCTGTTCGGAGGCAGGGGCGGTTAGGGTGAACTCCACATCATTGTCGCCGTCCGTACTCTTAATTACGAGGAAACGCTTTATCAGGCTTTCTATTCCGTACAGCTTCACATCGTACACCCATTCCCTGGCAGACTTCTGTTTCGGACAGTAACGCTCAGCAACCCAATAGCGCTCCCCAAGGAACTCGACATAATCGTTCACTTCAAGGACTATGCAGTCATAATGGGAGAAAGAGAGGGACAAAACGTTGTCGCTCTGCAATGCCTTGTCCTGCACGCTGCTGTCAGACGGTGCCAGAACTGCCTTCTTTTCCTTATTGCTGTCATATAATGTCAGAAGCACAATTCACGTATTAAAAAGTTCAAACCATAACCGAAACAGACTCCAAGCGTATCGGCCAACAAGTCATACCAGCACCAATGGTTGCCCTGAGCCATACGGTCTCCCTCTTCCTTACCGAAAGAAAGGCCCACCGCAAAAAGAACACCATAAATCCCTCCGGCCAAAGAGACCAGAAAGCATACGGAAAAATGCTTGATCTTATCTTTTGCAATCCTCATAACGTCAATATTTACTGTTATTATAATATCATTAGAACACCGTTAGAAAGTAGGGACAGGCTCCCGGAACTTTATCTTGAAATGCGAAGCCTGCTTCCCCTCCTTCCACAAATAGGTCAAAGGGGAATAGTCCGTGCATTCCAGGTAAAACATCCTCAACTCCATCTCCAGATAAGGGAAACGGAAATCGAGCCAACCCCCATCACCTTTCTTAAGCATGGAAAGAAAAGCGGAATAACGTTTCAGGAATTCCGCCTTTGTATCGGCATATATGGCAAAATGAAGGGTGACGTCACGGGCCTCACTGGTTCCCAGAAGTACTGAGGAATAGGATTCCCCGTTATTCTCGGAAGCACTGACGGCCACATTCTTCTTCGCCTTGGAAGGGGCAAGAAGGGACTTCAGATTCTCACGCCCGCCCTTACGTTCCTCATAAAGAAAAGCTCCGTACTCTTCCCATATATCCACATCATTTATATATACCTGTCCTCCCATTATATTTCCCATAATCACTTTACTTTTATACCGTCACGAACAATCCTCTTTATATCCTCGGACATCCCTTCCAGATGCCTGCAATACTCTGTATTCTCCTCGATACGCTTCAGGCTGTCAACCGCACTGCCCATATTCTCGGAAACATCCTCCAGGCTCTCGTCCATTGAGGCCCAATGAATCTGGCCGGACGTGAAAAGCCCTTCCAGTTTGGTCCCCTGTTCCTGCGTCATGGCTTCAAAACCACCGGAACGTCCCGTCTGTGTGGTGCCTCCACCACCCGCATAAATGTCTATCCCGGTGGTTTCTGCAATCTCGTCAAGTCTGGCATTAGCGGCCTCCATCGCCTGCTGAAAACGGCTTTTCCAGTTTTCCAGATAAGTCTTGTCAGCCGTCCCGTCTATCATGTGCTCGGACAATTCGTTATAAAGCGGCTCAATGGCCTTTGCTAGGTCCTTATACATGAAGGAGTTAAGAAGGGCCTCCGCTATCGTTTCCTCCGTGAAATCCGCGAAACTGCTCACATCGCCTTTGGCAGAGGCAAGAGCGGATTTTACATTTTCCAGGAATCCGTCAAAGGAAGTGCCCATGACCATTTCCTGAAGGGACGCATACGTCTCCTCTATCTTCTGTTTCAGTTCGTCTATGGTCTTGCCGCTTTCCACCCATGCCTCGTAATAGTCACGGGCCGCATCCGACAGTTTGTTCTGGTTGTAATACAGTTCTATCTGCTCGGCGCTCATACCGCGGAGACTATGTGTCACGGATCCTCCGTTCATGGAGTTTCCCCACTCCCAATGGGCATCACTGTTCTGCAGGCTGTTCCACAGGGCATCATTGGCCCTCATCTCCGCGTCAAGGTTTTTCTTGTACTCCTCAAGGGCTGAGGACTGGGCTTCCCAGACAGAAACGCTGGTCGGTTTGGAATAGCCGTTCTCCACAAGCCAGTTCAGCGTTTCCTGGTCCTGGATAATATCCTGTATCGTGTCCCGGTTGACCGCCAATTCCTCATTACGCTCACGGATGGCACGGTTCGTCTCTATCTCGGCTATATACCACTCACGCTTCATCTCCTCCATCTTCTCCTTCCAGCTCGTAAACATGGAAATGACAGAGGAAAGACCGCCGATAATGCCGCTTATACCACCGACTATGTTTCCGGAAAAAAGCTCCCCTATACCGGTACCCATGTCCATGACACCGTCCACAAGGGTCATGATTTCGCCGATGGAGCGGGAAAACCTCTCTCCGAACACGCTGCCGAGAGAATCTCCCCACCCTCGGATCGTGGAAGTCAGTTCCTTTCCGTTTGCATTCAGTTTCTTCAAGGCACCGGAAACATCACCGTCCTGCTTCACGGCGGAAATCAGTTCGCTGAACGAAGTCTGGAATGCCTTGAAAGGGTTTTCTTTTTCCAGGTCCTTCTGTATTGCCTTGACCCTCTTCTGCATGCGTTCAAACTCGGCCACGGTAACGGTTACCTGTTTCTTGACAAAATTTCCGTTTCCGTCCTTGGCCGGAACAGAGAGCGTTACACCGTCACCGGCTATCATGGCGTTGTCAAGAGTGGACCGGGCCTGTGAATAGAAGTCTTTCAGAACCTTATAGCCTTTTTCCGAGGCATCGGCAAACAGCCTGTTATAAAAATCAGAGGAACGGAGAATATCCCCCTCCAGTGATTTTATCTCACTTTTATAACGCTCCGTCCTGGCCGATATGGACGCCTCCACCTCGGATGTGTCCGAACCGTCCGTCTGGAGACGCGCCAGTTCGGAATTGAAAACATCCATATCTTCCTTGTAACGTTCATCAATATCACGCCGCTTCTGGTCAAACGTCCTGTATTCGTCCAGCAGGGCATTCAGCTTTTTTCGTCCTTTTTCGACCTCTTCCTGTTCCACTTCACGCACCCCGGCCTTCATCTTGTCATCCGCAAGGGCGTATGCGTCCTTAAGCGCCGCGCTCTGCTCCCCGGTAAGCCTGCCTTTCTGGGCGTCCCGCCACCGCTTCTCCTGCACCTTCAGTTCGTCTATCTCATTCCTGTAATTCAAACGTATCTGGGCTATGCGCTTTTCCGAACCGTCCTTCAGCAGGTTTATATCCTCCTGTTCGTTCCGGCGGCGCAGCTCCTGCAGCTCGTCATCAAGCTGTCGCTGGCCGAGCACATGTTCCTTCCTGCCCTTTTTATCCGGATCCGGCACAATGGGCCTGTAATCGGACAGTCCGGATTCCTTGATTATACGGGAGTATTCTTTCTGGAACCATTCGGCCTGATCCAGGTAAAACTGTTTCCGGTCTTCCGCCTCCTTTATGGCATTTTCAAATGCGACCTCTGCCGGGTCACTTCCGTACTGGTTCTTGTTGCCGCCGCCAAAAAACATGTAAGCCTTGCCTCCGGCTCCCCAAAACGGGCGGTACTCCTCCTTGCCTTTGCTGCGGATGTCGTTGGCTTTCTCGTCTGCTTCAACGGCCTTTTGAATATAGGACTGGGCCTTGGCCTGCATGAAAAGAGAACTTACATAGGCATTCCCTTTCTGAATAAGCACATCATACCATTCGGACAAGGTCTTATAAGTACCGAACGCATCACCGTATTTTTGATTCAGTTCGTCAACCTTAGCCTTCTCCTGTTCCTTTGTTCCGGTAAAATCCTTTATCTCACGCAGCGTATTGTCCAGTTCGGTACGGGTACGGATGGAAATCGCATGGGCCTCTTTCTCGACCTCGTTCTTTTCCTGCATGGCTTTGGTAAGGGCATCAACTCCGTTCTTGGCACCGAACAGGCTCTTCGTCCAGTCTATGATTTCGTCGCCATACATGACCAGCAGCATGATACCCGTCGTCAGCGCCGTCTGCCATGAAAAAAGCGAGCCGAGGACCTGCTTCCATACCGGGGTTCCTTTCTTGCCCGCCTTGACCAGCTCGTCATATTCCTTCCTGGCTCTGGCAAGCTCGTCCGTAAAAACGGGCAGATTGTTGCTGATTGCCAGGAAGAACATCTGCGGTCCCATTGCCAGAGACGGCATCTCACGGGCTATCTGCTGGATGCTCATGTGAAGGCCGTTATACTGTGATTTGGCCTGCTGCATTTCAGGAGGTACGACCTTTACGGATTCTGCCGTTTCCTCAAGCTGTTTCAGTTGAAGCTGAAGTTCCTTTATTTTTGCCTCCAGAGCCTCAATGGATGCGATATTATCCTTCTGGTCCATATCCGGACCGCCCGCTTCCATCGCACGCAGTTCGGAGACTTTCGCCTCAAGACCGGATATCACGTCCTTCAGTACCCGGGACTGCTGCTGCAGCTTCTGGAACTCCGCGGAAACCGTACCGGCACTTTCCTTCCCGTCCTTTCCCACACGGCCGACATCTGAAGAAATCTCGTCAAGGGATTTCTTCGTCAGGTTCTTTATCAGGAATTCTATTTCTACGGGCTTCATTTCATTTGACTTTGATAATATTGTATCATCTGTTCTTCTTCCGACAGTTCCGGCCTGTCCTTCTTACGGACATAACGCGGGGCATCCGCAAGCATAACGAGCAAAGTCTGATAGTTTACTCCGTTAAGAATATATTCCAAACTCCACCCGGTAGAGGCTGCTATCTGCCAGATATATCCAAAGAGGCTATGGGAATGTTCATAGACAGTCCTTAACTCCCCTTTCCCTTTTGGCTCAGTCTCGGTTTCAGCGGATTCGCAATCTCTACCGATCTGATAGTATTCATAAAAGGCTTAGTCCCCAAAAGCGTCATGAACTGAAGATTCGCGGCCCACAGATAACGGTATGGGGTAAACCACAATATCAGCCACTTCAACACGTCGGCAAACAAATAACCGCTGACGCTGCCGCGCAAGACGGTAAGCGAAACCATCTTTGCTATCTTCGTTCCGTGCTCTGCCATAAACTCCAACTGGCGGTGCGTATCAAACTTCTTCATATCCTTATAGGTACACCCGAGCTTCAGATAGATCCGGGAAATGCGTATGAGGCTCAGAAGCGTGGGACGTTTCATGACCAGACGCACCGAAAACAGGGGCTTCTCCCTGAACGGCAAACGGAACGCGAAAAAAGGAATGGAGACACCCACATCCATAAGGGCCTCGGATGCCTCCACCTGTATATTCCTGTCCATAAGGCGCTATTTTGAGTTTCCGGAAACGGAAACTGTCTCTTTTCCCGTGGCTTTCTTTGCGGCCAACGTATCCAGTGCCCCCTCGTCACTCATACCGTATGGGGATGAGTCGCCTTCCGTCAAAGGCTTCATGACGCGCAACTCGCATTCAATCTTGGAGGTCTCCGTCAGGGTCAGTTTACCTCCGAGATTGGCAAGGATCATCGCACGTGGAATATTCAGCACCTGACCTGATGCAAATTTGATGGTCCATTTTCCCTCAAGGCTGACCAGGGAGGTCGGAGCCTTCCAACCGACAACCTTCTTGCTCGGTTCCTCCCCGGTCTCCACGATTTCACCGCCCAACAGCCTTTTCATGTTCTTATAATTCAACTGGATCATGTTGAATGTCGGGGCTATGGTTCCGTTACTTTGCGGAATGACCAGTACAGGGGCATCCGGCACCTGTTCGGCATTGATGTCCGTGACTTCCGGCTTCTTGCCTCCCAAGTCAAACGAACCTTTTTCTATATAGCCGATACGTTCATCATCCAGAAGAACCTCGGCAAGTCCATAAGCAAATTCCATTCTATTTTCTTCTTTTGTATATGATTACTGTTATGATTATCCCGGCGAGAAAACCGGAAAAGACGTATTTGAATGCCGTCCGAAAACCGACCGAACGGCTCTCATTCTCCTGCTCCCGAATGCCGGTCTGACTGCGTATCCTGGTCAGTTCACGCTCATAATATTCGACGAGCATGCGAAGACTGTCGCAGCCGGCATCGATATATACCGTGTCCCCTTGCCGGGAAACACTCACGCTGGCCTGTCCGCTTCTCTTCGTGTAGGAAGCGGAAGGCGGGAGTTTAAGGAGGTTTTCCACAGGTATTTCCAAACCCACTTCCGACGGGGGAACCGTCACCGGCTTCACTACCCGGATTTCGGATAGTAGGCTGTCCTGCAGGCTTTCGGTCCGCTTTTCCACGGACGTTTCCTTTTGTGTCCTGCAGCTCTGGGCGCAAAGGGCATACAGCCCAATAACGGCACACAGAAGCGCGGAGGACAACCTGCTTGAGACGCGACACTTCCTGATAAAGGTTTCCATTTTCATTCTGCAGTTCTATTAATGTTTTCTGTTGGTCTTCATACATGGTCTTGTAGGTATCATGTACCTCCTTAACCGTCCGGGTATTCCGCAACGTGCGGTTGGTGAGCCATACGATGGCGGTACCCAGAACCGGGACAAGCCATTGAAGAAATGTTGTTATATTATCCATCATGGCTCTGCCCTCTCACAATTACTTATCCCTCACTGTCCTTCTTCACAATCAGACCGATTATCCACTGGACAAAACCTGTATCGGCCACACCGTTTGCCACAAGGGAGGTTCCCAAGCCGTAAAGAAGGGCGATATACCAGTCCACATCCGCTACAAAACCGGCATCAAGCCACCAGAGCAACATCGCACAAACAATACCGACAAGCCAGCTCACAACCTGGGTGGCCAGACCGTCCATTTTAGGGAAAAGGGACTTGATGCCTTCGGTCAGCAATACGATACCGCCGACAAAACCTGCGAAAGTCGCAATCATGCTGTCATAATCCACATCGGGTGCAGTACCCGTCTGGGCAAAAGAGGCTGACACAAATCCGAGCGTCAGCACAAAAAATAAAAGTAATCGTTTCATCTGTTTTTTTAATTTATTGGTTTATACCTATCTGTCTGAGCCATTCCTGCACGTTAAAACTGGGGCAGGCCTTTGCCGCCAGTTCGTTATGCCCCACAATACGGACCGAAGGAAAACGGCGGTGGAAATCCTTCACATATTCCTCCATTGCCTTTAACTGTTGCGGTGTCCTGGTATCCTTAGGGGTTTTCCCATCCCTTTCAACTCCACCGACATAAACTATATGACGGGATACGGAATTTTTACCGGCAACACCGTTGGTTATTTCCCACGGATCCACATTCGAGTCCTCATTATTATCCACAAGCCTCTCTATCTTTCCGTCAAGATGTACCATATCGGTATATCCGACCTGTTTCCATCCGCGACCGCCTTTTGATACCGGGTCGGTATGCCAGTGACGTATTTCGTCACCGGATACCTCCCTGCCTTCAGGGGTGGCGGTACAATGCACCGCAAGATATTTAAGCACAGCCATTACGCACCTCCTCCCTGCTTCTTTACAGTCAGACTGAGTTTGGCAGTCTTTCCCGGATCCGAATCAAGCGTTACGGTAATCGTTCCGGTCTTGTCCTGCTGTGTCGTATTCGGGTCGGCGGTAACGGTCAGATCCTTATCCGTCTCCACCACTTTGAAACCGGCAGGGGCCGCACTCGCCTTCCATTCGCCCGAAGCGGTTACCGTCGCCTTCTGGCTGCCGCCGGTTGACTCGAAGGTCATACTGGTGGGGCTTATGGAAATGGTCTTTTCCTCTACGGCGAAAACCGGATCCTCACGGGTATCCAGCACGACAGTCTCCTCTCCGAAAGCGATATTGGTGTCAGCCTTCATCAGCAACTTGAAGAAATACAACTCGCTCGCATTGGAAATCTTGTCTATCTGGATGACATCCTCATCATCCTGCAGGTTGACCGCCGCAAAGAAATTGCCGTCCGGTCCCATAGAACAAAGGGTGGCCACAATAAGGTCATCCGGCCATGCCGCAAGTGTTTCAATGGTAATGCCCTTGTAACGCTTGCTGTTCACATCGGTTTCGCTCGCGTTCTTGGCCTCGCGTTCCGTCAGTTCATCATCGTACTTGTCAAAATCGTCTATACTCATGATGATGCGCAGGTTCGGGTTGTTACGGATGGCTTTCGGTATGGCCTTGCGTACAGCCTTCAGCTTGTCCAGCATGGTGGAAGGCTTGCCGGAAACGATAATAACTTCCGTATCTTTCGCCATCTGGGTAAGAATACCGTTCATCAGATGGTCGTCATCACTGCCGTATTCACCGTTGACATAATGCTCGCCCAACTCGAACTTCACCTGCTTGATCAGTTCGGACAACAAGGCATTCTGCCCTTCAGGGGGAAGCTCCGCAAACACAAGATTGCCTTTCGGCTGCCACTTTCTCCATACCTGTTCAAAAGCACGGGGATTGAACACGGTAAACGCCATGAAGTCTTTCGGATCGAGGCTCTTTTCGTCATAATTGAAATTGCCCTTGGAATCTTCCAGCTGAGGGTTCTCCTTACGCTTCTGAAGCATTTTCCCGGATTTCATTCGGGGCAGGCTGATTTTCTTCTCCACACCGGGAATGACCATGATCAGCCCTTTTTCCACAATCTCATTGCCGGTAGCGGCAAGAGTAAGGATCTGCTCCAGTACCTCGCCATTGTAATTGGTGTTCTTTACTACTATTGCCATTCTTCTTATCTGTTAAGTTTGTTCTTGATTTCATTCATGCGTCTGTCCCAGGGGCTTTCATTGCCCGGATCCACACGCAGGTCGGTTGTCACTCTTTTCTTCGGTTTCAGGCTCTGCAATGCCTTTTCACCGTTCTCACGGTCCGAGTTCAGCAGGTTCTCATAAACGGGACGGGTGGTCGCATCGATACGGCCGTCATTCTGCGCGTCATCCAGCAGTTTCTTCTTCGCCGCCTCGTCCTCTTCCCTGGCCTTGTCCTCGAAAGCCTTGTTCTTCTTCTTCAACTCTTCCACCTCCTCGGTCAGGCTGGGAACCTTAGCGGCTTCCGCTTCCAAGGAATCCATCACGCGGAACACATCCGCATCGCTCGCGCAATCCTTGAAGCGCGGTCGTTTCTTTACTTCTTCCAGATTCATTTGATTGTCATTTAGTGGCTGTTCAAGCCGGTTATTGAATATTCGGTAAACCTGTTCGGGGGTACTGTCCTCCGGAACAGGGTCTGCATCATAAATGCCGTCGATAAATCCCAGGGAAAGGGCTTCGTCAGACTTCAGCCAGTGGTCGGTGTCATCGAAATACCGGGCACGGATCTCGTCCTCACCTATGCCCAGCTTAGGGGCATACATCCGGCAAAGCGTATCTTCCAACGCCTCCACCTCTTCCAGGCAGCGACGGAGTTCCGTCTTGTTCCCGTAACATCCTCCGGAAACGCTGTGAAGCATCAGGCGGGCATATTTGCTCATCTCCACGGGCTTGCCGCAAAGGGCTATCACCGACGCCATGCTTGCCGCGATGCCGTCCACGTAAATATGAATGTCGGCCTTGCTGTTCCTTAGCGCGTTAAAGATGGCGATGCCCGTATAGACATCACCACCGTTGCTGTTAATCCTTACATCAATCCTCTTACCTGAAGACTCCGCCTCGATGAGCTCACGTGCAATGCCTGCTGCCGTGACATCGCTGTATTCACCGATGTCACCGTAAAGCAGGATGCACCACGCATCCTCACCGGGTATCATATTAAAAAACTTGTTCATCCATTACCTCAATTAGGGCGGTACCCCGCCGCGTTTACGGTGCAAAAATGAGGGTATTTAAGGGAGTGCGCAAATCCGGATTTCATGGTACAATCTTATACCGCCATCATGCCGTCATAAAGTTGTATCATGCGGCGCAAATTTTTACTACCGCCGTTTTTCAGCCACCTTTGTATCAAAAAAGAATATGCTATGGCAGACAAAATGACAAACGAACAGAGAAAGGAATGGGCCAAGCTGCTCTTCGTAAAGGAAAACCTCACACAGGCTGAAATAGCCGAGCGTGTCGGGGTTTCCAGGGTAACGGTAAACAAATGGATAAACACGGAAAACTGGGAGCATCTGAAGGTATCGGTCACGATTACAAAGGAGGAACAGCTTAAAAGCCTGTACCGCCAACTGGCCGAACTCAACGACAAGATTGCGGAAAGGGAACCGGGAGAAAGATTTGCGAACGTAAAAGAAGCGGACACGATTTCAAAACTGGCCAACGCAATCAAGAAGATGGAGACGGAAGTCGGACTTGCGGACATCACGTCCGTGTTCTCAGACCTGCTCAAATGGCTGCGCACCTACGACACGGAACAGGCAAAGCAGATATGTCCCGTACTGGACGCCTATGTAAAATCAAAACTTGCATGACCTATGGCAAAGAAAAGACTTACCCCGCAGGACAGGCTCGCGCTGGAAGGGTGGAACGAACTGGTGGCTTCCATACGGGAAAGCTCGGATATAAACCCTGCAGACTCGACCGCAGAGATAGAGACCCGGAAGAAGCGGCTGGAAACGGACGACGAGGCTTGGTTCCGTTACTACTTCGCACAGTATTACACGTGCGAACCCGCAATATTCCATAAAAGGGCAACAAAACGCTTCATGTCGCACGACAGATGGTACGAGGTCAGGGCATGGTCGCGCGAGCTGGCCAAGTCCGCACGCGCCATGATGGAAATCATCAAACTGGCACTGACCCGCCGGGTGCGCAATGTACTGCTCATCTCCAATTCGGGGGATAACGCGCAGCGACTGTTATTGCCGTTCATGGCAAACATGGAGGAAAACCAGCGCATCATACAGGATTACGGTCCGCAGAAGAAACCAGGATCATGGGAGACCGGGGAATTCACCTGCCAGTGCGGGTGTTCTTTCAGGGCCATCGGTGCGGGGCAGTCGCCGCGTGGTACACGCAACAAGAACTTCCGTCCGGACTGCATCCTGATTGACGATATAGATACCGACGAGGAATGCCGAAACCCGGAACGCATCAAAGCCAAATGGAAATGGATTGAAGAAGCCCTCATCCCCACCATGTCCGTATCGGGACATTACAGGGTGCTCTTCAACGGAAACATCATCGCACCGGACTGTTGCATCACAAGAGCCATAGAAAAAGCCGGAGAACTGAAAGCAAAAGGCATCGGGCATGTGGATGTCATCAATATCAGGGACAAGAACGGCATATCGTCATGGCCGGAAAAGAATTCCGAAGAGGATATTGACCTGTTCCTGTCCATGGTAACAGCGTCAGCCGCACAGAAGGAGTTTTTCAATAACCCCGTGGCTGACGGGGAGGTGTTCAAGGAAATCGTTTTCGGAAAGGTTCCGGCACTGTCCAAATTCAAGTTCCTGGTCATATACGGCGACCCGGCTCCCGGAGAAAACAAGAACAGGAAAAGTTCCACAAAAACGACCTGCCTGCTCGGAAAAATCGGAGGCATACTGTATGTCATCAAGGCATTCCTCGACCGGGGACTGAACGCCGAGTTCATCGACTGGTACGTGAAACTGCTGGACTTCGTGGGAGGACGTGTCCCCGTGTACTGCTACATGGAGAACAACAAGCTGCAGGATCCGTTTTTCCAACAGGTATTCCAGCCTCTGGTCAGAAAAGTACGAAGGGAACAGGGAGTGGAACTCTACATCAAAGGTGACGAGGAAAAGAAAACGGACAAGGCGACACGTATAGAGGCGAACCTCGAACCGATGAACCGGGAAGGAAACCTCATCCTGAACGAGGCGGAACGGAACAACCCGCACATGAAACGCCTGGCGGAACAGTTCAAGCTGTTCAACCTCTCACTGACCTTCCCGGCAGACGGACCGGACTGCGTGGAAGGTGGGAACCGTATCATAGACAAGAAACTGCGCGACATGGAACCGGCCAAGAAGATTTCCCGGAAAGTGCTGCGCAAAAACAACAAATACAGACAATGAGCCAATTTATAGAACTGAAGGACTACGACGCCAGTATCCACAGGGAAATACTGGACGCACTGACGAGAGCGGACGAGTCCATCGTGGAAATATGCGAGGACCGCACCATAGCAGAAATGAGGGGATACCTGTCACGGCGCTACGACTGCGACAGGCTGTTTTCAGCCACAGGGAACGAGCGTAACCAGCTTGTACTGATGATGGCCGTGGATATAACCGTGTACCACATTTTCTGCATACACAACCCGCGGAACATCTCCGACATACGGAAAGACAGGTATGACAGGGCCAAGGAGTGGCTGGAGGCCGTGGCAGACGGAAAAATCAGCATAGACGGGGCACCGCTGCTCCCGCAGGAGGAACGCCGGACACGTTCCGGATTCATAGTCAAAAGCAACCGAAAACGCTCAAACTATTTTTAAATTATGGGAAGAAGAAAAAAGAACGCCGGACGTATCAGCATCGGGGGAAACCTCCGCCGTCCGGGGCAGACGGGCACACAGACAATCGTACTGACACAGCCCAAAAGATTCGGCATCGACATTGCCGACATGGTAACGGCCATACACGCATTCGAAAACGTGGATTATTCGCGCCGCTATAAACTCTATGACTTATATAGTGACATCCTCATGGATACCCACCTCTCCAGTGTCATAGACAAAAGGGTCCAGGCCGTACTCTCGCTTGACATCGAATTCCAACGGGGTGGAAAGCCGGACGACCGCATCAACGAACAGCTCCAGTCCCCCTGGTTCCGCAGGTGCATCGAGGACATCCTGGCCGCCAGATGGTGGGGGTTCTCACTCATGCAGTTCTACCGGGAAGGGGAATGGATCAACTATGACCTTATCCCACGTAAACATGCGGACCCGATACGAAGGCTGATACTGCGCCACCAGACGGACATCGCAGGAACATCCTGGGAAGAATATCCCGACCTTCTCTTTGTCGGGGACAAGGACGATATGGGACTTTTGGCCAAGGCGGCGCCGTGGGTCATATACAAACGCAATGACGTTGCAGACTGGGCACAGTTTGCCGAAGTGTTCGGTATGCCTATACAGGAATACACCTACGAGACAGACGATGACGAAGCCCGGCAACGTGCCATAGAGGACGCGACCGGTATCGGGTCTTTGGGCGTATTCATACACGGAAAGGACACGGAACTGAATCTCAGAGAAGCCGGGAACAAAAGCGGTTCAGCAGACCTGTACGACAAGCTCTGTGAACGGTGCAACAGTGAAATATCCAAACTGATACTGGGAAACACGCTAACCACCGAGGCATCCAGAACCGGAACGCAGGCACTCGGAACGGTACACAAAAAAGTGGAGGACAAACTGGTCAAGGCGGATTGCCGATACGTTCTGGACGTGTTGAACTATGACATGACCGACATTTTCCTGTCTATGGGAGTGGATACCACCGGAGGAACATTCTGTTTCCCCGAACAGAAAGAGACGGACCTTAACACGGAAATAAATGTCTTATCCCGATTAAAAAAGGATTTCGGCCTGCCCATAAGCGATGATTACCTGTATGAGAAATTCGGCGTGGAAAAACCGAAGGACTATAAGCTGCTTAAAGCGGAGACCAATCAAAAGATACAAACACCGGTTGTACCCACTCCGGTGGAACCCAAAGAGCCAAAAACCGAAAAAAAACCGGGAAAGGAAACCGAAGAACCCACAGCAAGGCAGAAAAGGGACTTCATGGCATGGCTGAAAAGTTTTTTCGTCCACGCCCCGGAACAAGACGGGGCAGCTTTAAAATGGTAGTGGACACGCTTTACCGGGATTCCGGAAAAGAGGCATCCTCCGATTTCACATTCGACAAGCCGGTACTGGAAGCATTCATAAAGCACATATATGAAAAGGACTTCCATCCTATGACGGACATAGAACTTGACATGTTCCTTGCCGTATGGAACAAACTGGACATAGCCACGGACAAAGGGTTCGGGGAAAGGGAACCTGACGACCCGGACTATGATTTCTACCGGAAACTGCAGACGAACAACGCCGTGTTTGCCGCATTCAAGGTACACCGGATGCAGAATGACATGGCCGCGTTATTACTGGATTCAAACGGCATTCTAAAACCGTTTGAACAGTGGGCAAGGGAAGCGATGCCCATAGCCGACCACCAGGTTTACCAGTGGCTGCAGACGGAATACGACACGGCGGTAATCCGGGCACACCAGGCCGCCGACTGGAAACAGTTTGAAAGGGAAAAGGACATCCTTCCGAACCTGAAATGGATGCCTTCGACATCGCTGCATCCCGGAGCGGACCACAGGCTCTTCTGGGGAACGATACGCCCCATAGAAGATGCCTTCTGGAACGAACACCGGCCCGGAGACCGTTGGAACTGCAAATGCAGCCTGTCATCCACGGACGAAGAACCGACACAGCTTCCGGAATCAGATCCGGCAAGCAAACCGCAAGCCGGACTGGAGAACAACCCGGGAAAGGACGCAAAACTGTTCTCCGACAAGCACCCGTATCAGTCGGAAGCACATGCCGGGGCAAAAAAGGCAGTTGACAGACTTACGGAACGGATCAATGAAATGATAGACGAGATGCCGGACAACCTGACTTATGAAGAAAAGAAAGCCATCGCGGTAAACAATCTCGAACTGGAAAAGGCCCTTGGGATTAAAAAAGGAAAGCCCATGAGCGTGGAAGAAGCGGACAAACAGAACGCCAACCCGAAACATGCGGATGAATTTGTATTAGACCCCAACGGCATATTCTATGACAAAGGTGGTAGAAGATATAGAAAGAACGCAGACTATGGTAAGTATTCGATAAACTCCCTCGTATATTGGGTAACGTATGTTCATAATGTCGTTTATTCATTTTATCGTTCT